CCATTGTTCGCGGGCGAGTTCGTTTCGGGCAGTGATGCTCTCTAACCATGAGAGTACTGCTGTTCGTTATCGTGACTCTGCTGGGTCTCGGCTTCGATTGCGAGGGGGGAGTACCATCTAACAAGATGGTGCTTCCGCCAAAGGCGATAGAGATTGGGGAACCCGAACTCCCTGCGTGGGACCCTCCTCTTGTTGAGGAGGTGACCTATGTACCAATTGATAAGTTGGCCGCCGTCGAACAAGACGTTGCTTCCGCGGGTAAAACCGCATGGGCAGCGTTCGTTTCGGCATTGGTTAGTTTGTTAGTGGTGCTAGGAAGGCGTATTATTCGCCAACGCATCGGTTGAATTAAGGTCTCCAACTGAGGCCACCATAAATTAGCCCACGTAAAAAGGTGGGCGCGGTAGATACTCTGCCGTAGTTACTATATTAGCAAGATGAAAAATGAATTACATCGTGCAGCCGCAATCTGGCGGCTTCTAGCAAACGACACGAAACTGTCATGTTACGTCACAGCTCGGGATACCGAGCTGTTTAAAAGACGGTGCATGGCTGAAGGCATGGAATTCCTGACCGTAACGCTCCCCACCCTGGGTAAAGCTCTCGATCGCGCACTGGAAACAGGCGTATTCGAGATCCCAGAGGGTTGGCGTCCAGCGAAGGAATGTGCCTATCCAAGCTTCCTCTCGTCCGCTTGGTCACTACTGTTCGACAAGAACGGAGTAGCCATGTGGGCGGAAGGGACCCCCGGCGTGATGCCGATGGTCGTGGAGAGCTTGGGTGCTGCAGTAGCTTGTATCAGACAACTCACGTTTCTGTTTTACAAGTACGAATGCCCCTGGAACAGTGAGCAAGAGAATGCTGTGTTCGAGGCCTTTAAAGAGGCTGAGGATGAAGTGTTTTCTAATTTGCAAAGGCTGCTAAGTGGCGGTCTAAGCGAACTCATTAATGATGTACCGGTCAAGGTTTACCTTGATCGTGCGGAAGCCTTGATAAGCGACCTACTTAGGGGTACAAACCCCCGGGACATCAAACCCAGATATGGCACCGGTGCTACAGCTTGCCAGAGTACGCCGCAAGGGCGTTGGCAAGGAGCTCGCTTCATCGCGAAGCTTGATGCGGTATATCCGTATTCTGAGTGGTTCGTTAGCGGCATCAATGGCCTGGATGAGATTCTGTCTTATTCTAGGTTAAATGTTTGTGAAGAACCCGAACCCGGTGCTAGAGGTATTCTTGTTCCGAAGGACTCACGTGGCCCGCGCTTCATCAGCGCGGAACCTCGGGAGTTTATGTACGTACAGCAAGGCCTGATGGCTCAGCTGTATCGTGCTATAGAACAGTACCCTAACGTCCAGCGTCAGGTCAGTTGTACTGATCAGACCAGAAACCAACGATTAGCGTTATTAGGTTCCCAAACGGGGGACCTTGCGTCGTTGGACCTGAAGGAGGCTTCAGACCGTGTATCGTGGTGGCTTGTCACGAGGCTCTTCCCTAATGATTGGGTTGAATGCTTCGATGCTTGCCGTTCCGAATATACGGTCTTGCCTAACGGAGAGGAAGTTCCTCTCTGGAAATTCGCACCAATGGGATCAGCAGTCTGTTTCCCCGTTGAGGCGATTGTCTTCTGGGCGTTGTGCAATGCAGCAAAACCCTCGTATACTGAGCGCTTTAGAAAAGCACTGTTCAGGCGAGGGAGATACGCTGACAAAGACTCTGCCCTCCGAGCAACCGCTTGGGGAGTAGATGACGTGTCGGTGTTTGGCGATGATATCATCGTTCCGACCAGCCAGGTTGGGACTGTCGTCCAGCTCCTAAATGCCGTTGGCCTAAAGGTTAATGAGCATAAGAGCTTCTACAAGGGCCCTTTCAGGGAATCTTGTGGTACGGATTACTTCGCAGGATACTTGGTGACACCTTTACGGGTTAAGTCAAGTCTTGCGGGGGATGAATTAGAGACATTGCTCCGCTTTAATGATATGTGTAATAATGTATTGTTGAAGTATAGCCATTGGGACCCATCCCTTATTGTTAAGCTTAGAGAGCTCTTCAAAAAGTTCTTTGACTTCGAACCGCCTGTATTCCCTGCCCGAGAGGGCGAGGATGAAAGCGGTCCGTCCGCGCTGTATCTAAAAGACACAGTGTGGGGACAACGATTGGATGGGGAGACCTTGATCCGCGACAAGCGGTCAGGGCATTGGCGATTGGGTTCTGTTAGGGTTAGGTCTAGGGTGCCGGGTCGTCTAAACAACGACTATAACCGGCTCCAGGCTCGACTGCTCACGGAAATTCCTCTTGAGGAATCCCATGACCTGGGCTGGTGCTCAGTACTCCGATCGTTCCTCCTAAGCGGAGGTCGGGGTGGAGCTGATGTCTACGCAATTCGCGGGCGCGTACGCCACAAGACCGCGTGGGTTCATGTCTAACGTGTCAGACATGAAGGATCTCCCCCCACCATAGG